ACTTGGTCACAGCAGGAGTAGATGGTGTGCCTAGTGCGCCTTGCGTGAGAATACCATCCTGGTTGGTTCTGGTATAGCGATACAAGTCACTCAAATCATAAATGCTGGCATCGTATTCCAAAGCTGTGATGTCAATCACAATAGCACCTGACACATCAGTTTCTTCCATGCGGATAACGCGGAACAGCTTGTTGGTCCAGCCATATACACTGTTGGTAACACTTACAATTTCACCTGCTGCTAGATTGATCTTGCTGTAATCACTTTGGAAAGTGATGATCTTGTCCAGCCTGGCTTGTTTGAGTTCAATTAATCCAATGATCTGAGCTTGTACAGGTTCGTTGATCATGGGAATATCCATGGTCAGAACATTGTCAGGCTCGCCAGGCAATCTATCCTGTGTGGGTATTTCAATACGCACCCAGTCAGTCTGATCATTGAGATCTCTATGCGGAAAGCGCACTTCAACACCATTGTATTGATCTGTTAATCCAGTGCCGCTGAGTTTGATTGCACCAATGATGTTGTTGTCATCAAATGCATGCACTGGCGTGCCTGATCTGTTGATAACAACTGCCCATTTGCCGTCTTGCACATCATAAGTGATCCAGGTAGCACATGAATTGCCAATCAATTCCAAATTGTTGATGGCTGGTTTGCTGGTGTCAACCAAGCCATTGATTCTGTATCTGTAAGGTAATACTGAAGTTCCCATTGATCTTTTTTCCTTTAACTAATTTTGATGATCACAGTGCCTTTTTTACCAGCACTTGATGGTGGTGAATTTGAAGTAAAATAACTTCCAGCATTGCCACCACCGCCAGGATTATCAGCTCCTGTTCCAGCAGTTCCTGCGCCAGTTGAACTGTCCCAACCACGACCACCACCGCTGTAAACTATTCCATTAACAGTACTTGTTTTTCCAGCACCGCCATTTTTACCTGATCCATTGGCGCCAGCGCCAGCACCACCGCCGCCAGAAACTTGAGGACCAGTACTTGAACTTCCTGTGGCTCCAGTAAATGTCTGAGGAAGTCCTACATTACCACCTTTTGGAGTCAGTAACACATAGCCACCAAAACCATCTGATCTAACGCCAGGTAATCCGCCAGCACCACCTGATGCTGTTTGTCCAAAAAATGTTGCGTTTCCTCCAGCGCCGCCAGCTGAGGTGCTATAACTAATGCCTCCAACAATAAACGTGGATTGTCCAATACTACCAGCATTTTCTACAGTTATTGGATAACTTGTTCCGTAAGTCACAGTCTGATTAGTCAATTCAACAACGCCACCACCACCACCACCACCACCGCCTCTAGCAGGGCCACCACCGCTGCCAACAATAACAGAGCTCATTTTGCCGTAATAAGCTTGTTGGAGCGAGGGAGTCCAACTGGCAGTTCCTGTAAATGTATACGTTGATACAGGCAAGGTCTGAACAATACCACTCAGAGCAAGAGACAGATTGACTTGTGTTACTGATGCCCTGGATTGAGTGTAATCAAAAGTTCCAGAACTGCTTGTTCCTGCATTGGGAACAAAAACCATATTTGTAAATTCGTTATTACAAGCAGTCTTGTTGCCAGTGAAACTATACGAAGCAGAAGCAATAGCATTGGCCACGCTATTGCCAAACTTGCCTAAAGAACTTGCGAGTGTAATGGTATAAGTCTGTCCAACGTCAGGCCCATCAGTGATTTCTGGTGTTGTGGTTGAAAAAATCTGATTAAAAGTATTGCTGTAATATGACCTGTTGATCATGTTCTGTATTTCTGTATTTGTGCCAGCATTCACAATGTTGTTGACTTCATCCAGGACTTGTATCACAGTTGAGCCATTATCAACTTTGCTTTGATTCACAGTTAAAGTAATAGTGCCTGTGTAATCAACTGGTGGAGTATAAACTACATTGGCAGCATTGATGTTGGCCTTGGTGTCAGAAGTTGCCCAGGTGTTGCCTACATTGCTGCCATTTACAGTAAAGTATCCTGGTGCGGTTGAAGGCAACGGTGTGGTCTGAGCTACGCTGATAGAGAAACTGGTAGCTGTTGCACTGGCATCTAACACTTGATAGCCTAGAGTGATTGGTTCATCTTCAACATAAGTTGCTATGCCAATACTGTAAGGTTCAGAACTAGAAAGATTCTGACTCACAATATTGATTGCTCCACTAGGGTTGGTCAAACTATAATTTAAAGTAAATGCAAGTCCAATGTTGCTAGCAGTAGTCAGAACAACTGCACTCAGATGACTATTGACCTGAGTCTTTGTGCCTGAAATGGTCAGAGTTTTGTCTACAGCATTGAATGTGCTGGTGCCTCCTGAACCAGTACTGCTGATCAGATACACATAAGAAGTTTCGCTTGGTGTGATCACAATGGTGTAAGTGCCTGATGCTGTGTTCAGAATCTCAGGAGTACCAGCAACTGTTCCTGGCGAGTTTTTGGTATAAACCCAGTCAATAGGGGTTGTCAAGTCAACTGTGTCTGTGACTGTGACACTAGTGCTCCAGGTCTTTGTTAAATTGTTATCAATGTCAGCAGGATCAGGACAAGTGATTGTGCTGGTGTACACAAAATCCTGGGCCTGATCAGGGATAGTAATAATAGGTGATTTGATCAGATCCCAAACCAAATTATCAATAGGCCCTACTACTTTGAATATGTTTGGGCCAGCAATTTCAGCAGTGACATAATACGGCAACATGCCCCAATCAATTGTAGCAGCGTATGCAGCTGAACTTAAATCAATAGTGTATTCAATGTTTCTTGGAGTACCAATCATTGCAGTGATTGCAGTACCAGGGGCTGCTGAGAATGGCTGATCCTCAGTCATTGAGGTTGTTTGATTTGTGGGCTCTGAAGGATCAAATGTGATCTGATACAGGGCATCGCCACCGTACGCAATGCCATCATTGCTCCAGTCGTTTAAATTTTCTAAACTGTTCATTAAATTGCCTTTATATCTTGAGCAGCAATGCCTGCTCCGTACGTGGTGTTGGTCATTTGATCATACAGCACATCACCAGGCATGGTCATGCTATTGGTCATGCGAACTCTGACATCTCCAACGCCTGTGATACCTTTTTCTTTGTTGTAGTCCACACGCACTACCATAAAGCTGAGTCCACTTAGACTCCAGGTGCTGTCCCAACCAGGCACAACACTGTATGCAGCCTGGCCAGTGCCACTCAAGCCCCCAGGAAATCCTTGACTGCTGGCTGCACTGCCTGAACGATACAAATACACTTGTACCAAGCCCTGAATGCTGAGATCTCGTGTGCCATTGCGATCTACCATGTAGTTAGCAGTGATACCGTCGCCTTGAAACACAATGCGTTGATCATTCCAGTACACTTGTTCAAAAGTGTACTCACTGGCAGCACCAGTACTCAACAGTGTACCTGTGTTTTCACACAAAGCATACACGTAGTACATGGTCTTGTTGTCTGAGCTCATTCTTGCATCAATCAAGCTGCCGCCAAAAGTAGCAGTGCCGTACAACACAGGAATCTTGGCTTCAGTATTGGCTGAGGTTTGCAGTCTAACACCAGGGTCTACAGGTGCTGGTCTAGCTTGACTCACAGCGTCGTTGCTTTTGTTGATACTCTTGGTGACCTTGTTTAGAGCCACCCCTGTCATCACAGTTTTCAGAATGTTGCTGCCAAGACTGTTTGAACCCAACAAGCTGTTGGCACCTTTGAGCACTGTGCTACCAAAATCTACTATACTATCCAACCAACTCATACTTGTTCCTTTAGTTCAATGCAGCCAAACGGCCTGGGGGGGCACCAAATTGGAAATTGGTATTGGCCACTGTGGGCACACGACTCATGCCTGAATCACCAGGCGAAAATTTCTCTTGATCATAAGGATTGGTTCGTCGTCCTGTTACTTTGTTTTGCAACGTACTCAGAACACTGCTACAGATCAAGCTGATGGTAAATGTTGATTGCTTGGCATCAGAATCCCATTCTTCATCCATGGCGTAGTTGCTTACAATGCCAAGGAATTTGGTAGCTGGATTGCCAGCAACAGGCAAAATCTCACTGCTCACAGGATCAAAGAAAGCTCGCTTGATTTGTATTGGGCTGCCTTTGGGGTTGTTGTTGAGTATTTCACTTACTGCACCAGGAGGAATACCTGAAATCACAATGCTGACTTCACTGGCACTGGCACGCAATTCACTGGCACTGGTACTCACGCTCAACATGCTGCCTAGGTTGCTGTACAGCTCGCCATCAAGAATATACTCACGATCATGATCACTGAATCTCAACACCTGGTAGCCAGCAATCTCCAAGCGAACAAACAAGGCTGGTTGAACAGCACGATAAGCTGATAAATCCAGGCTCATGCTTTGTACTCCTGAAACACAAAGGCTCCTGACCACGAAACTTGATCTCTAGCAAAGATAGTCCAGTCAGGAAATTCAGTACAAATCACTGTGTATGTTTCATCAGCCACAGGAGCCACATTGCCGTAGTACCAAGGAAACTTTGCGTACGGAATTGTGATCACAGCAGTTTGATAACGGTCCAGCGCAGTAGCAGCAGCAATGTTGCTTCTGATATCACTCCAGCGCGGGCCATCAGGTACTCGCACTGTGATTCTGACTGGCATGGCACCACGACTTGCAGCACGAACAATGCCACTTCTGGTTTGAGTACTAGCAACCATGTGCTTGCGATCAATGCTGATTGACTCAGCCATATCTACTATCCATTGAAATGACATTATCTTCCTCCTGCAATGCTCTTACGACCTTGTTCCGTAAGTGCGAAAATCAAACTGGGATCTTGTGCCAGTAACTGTTGGAAACTTCTGGCATCCACAGCATTAATGTTGTACGTGACTTGTGTTACACCACCTGAACCCATTGGTGTGATACTAGCTGGTCCAGAGATCAGTTCAGGGCCAGCTTCACCAGCAATACCCCATTTGCCTGCACCCAGTGTGCCACCATTGGCAAAGAAACCACCAAACAAATCACCAATGCTGCTGCCAACACTTTTGATAGTGTCCCAGATGCCGCCGCCAAAGCCGCCACCGCTGGTGGTGCTTGGCGCTTTGCTGCCGCCAAGATTGTTGATAAAGTTACCAAGCACATCAGTGCCCCCACCCACAGAGCCCCCACCAGAAATGTCAATCACGTACATGGGATTGTTGGCACTTGAGCCAGGAGCAGCGCCACCAGTGGCACCAAACAAATCACCTAGCCCAAAAGCTTGTCCAAAGCTGGCAATAGTGCTCTTGATCTGGCTGCGCAACAGTTCTTCTGCCATGTCAGCCACAAAGTTTTTCCACTCAAACTTGCCTGTTTTGGCAAATCCCACAAGAGCATCTTCCAGGCCTGAGGTGAATTTGTCAAACACTCTGGCTGCTGCACTTGCTGCATTGGTAGCATTGTCTGCGTAGTCAGCAAAGGCTTTTTTCCAACCAGCAGCAAAAGTTCTAGAACTGTCATTGAGATTGCGCTGACTCTTGATCAAAGCATCCACACCAGACCTGGCTGTTTGGTAGTACTTGGAGATTTCATCAGCGTCAAGAGGTGCGCCACGACGAGCTTGTTCAGCACGGATGGCTGCTAGAGCACTGTCATCAGCTGCTCTAGCAATGTCACGATAGCCCCGCTCAATGTCTGTGAGGCCAATGTCAGCAATTTTTCGCTGAATTTCCAGCAGTTTGTCTTGCTGACCTTGTTGTTGATTGATGCCAAACAAACGGAATTCTTCTAGAGCCTTGGCCTGACCAAGTCCTTTGACCAGTGCTGCCAAGCGAACTTGTTCAGTTTTGCCAAGTTCTTTAACAGCAGCAATTTGCTTGTCATAATCAGCAGCAAGTCCCAGTTGTTTTTCAGCGTCTGAGAGACCAAGTTTGGCTTTGGTAAGTTTATCTACTTCTTCAGTGGTCTGACGATTGAGTTCAGCTATGGTTGCTTGTAAATCACGGTGTTGCTCGCTCTTGCCAATCAGTTCAGTTTCCAATTGCAATTGTGCAGCTTTGCTGTCAAGTTGAGCACTGTATGCAATGGAAATCCCTGCAATCTCAGCTCGTTGTTTGGCCAATGCGTCTTGAGCTTCACGTTCAATTTTGATTTTGTCTTTGGCCACTTGACTCTGACGCTGCATCTCAGCACCTTGATCTTGCAGTTGCTTGGTAATAGCATCAGAGCCTCCACGACCAGCACCAGCACCTGACGCGGCATCTTTGTTTTTCAAGCCAAGGAATTCTCTAAACGCTGTGTACGCTTTGCTAATTTTGTCAATGAACCAATCAATTGGGCTGAAGTCAAATGCTGCTTTGATTGCTAGGTCAAGCAATTGAACAACACCAATCACCACGCCAATGGGACCAAGCATTCGCGCAAGGCCGCCCAGCAAGTACGGAATAGTCTTGGCAAAAGTATTGCCTAAAAATGTCCAGATCTGACCAAACTTGGCACTGATTCCCACAGCAGCTGAAATTCCAGCAATGAATCCACCCCAGCGAATGCCCAGGCCTGCTATGGTAGCACCTGCTTGTGCAGCACCACCTGAAAATGTAGCCCAAAGACCAAGAGCAGCAGTTCCTGCAGCAGCAAACCAAGTGGCCAACTTGCTGACCACTGTGACAGCAACTGTGAGACTTGCAGCTAGGCCACCAATCTTGACCACAGCTTCAACAAATTTCTCAATCTGTTCTGGCTTGAGATTGTTCACAAAAGTGATCATGGGCTCAATGGTCTTGAGCATTTCCAATTTGAACTTGCTTACAGCAGCACCAAGTTTGTCCTGTAGTTCAGCTGCCTTTTGGATGTCTTGTGCGTATTTCTCGCTGGCTGCTGTGGCTGCGCCGTAACCACTTGTGATGTCTTTTAGATTGACCCCTTTGAGACTCTTGCCCAGGAGTTCGTTTTGTAATCTTGCTCGCTTGCTGACATCATCAATGCTGCTGAGTCCTTCAAGAACTTTGTTGAACAGATCTTGTTCACTTAGACTGCGCAAGTCACCAAGACTGATACCAATTTCACTGAAGGCAGCTTGTGCAGCCGCAGACCCAGCAGCAGCTTCAGCCAAGGTCAGGTTGAATTTGACCATTGCTGATTGTGCTTTTTCAGCATCACCACCAGCGGCTGCAACCACTCGTCCAAAGCCTACTACACTGGCAATACTAAGGTTTGTGGCCTCAGCAACGTCAGCAATAGCGTCAGCGTAATTTAATGCTGATTGAATTGCAGCACCAAAAGCAATGCCACTCAAAGCTGCTTTGAATCCGCTAAATGCATCAGCTGTTTTTTTGGTTTGTTGTTGTATCTTGGCCAGCGCAGGGGAGATCTTGTCATCCAGCGTGGCTTGATAGGTTAAATCTGCCATGTTATTTCCTTATTTTTTTGTCAAGCAAGGTTTCTAGATATTGCTCAGTGGGCTTGCTCATGCCATCTGGTGCCTGACTGCTGGTACCAGAATCCAAAGCAGCAGCATAAGGGTAACTGGCTGTGATTGTGTTGCCACGCAGCACTGTGCGACGCCGTGCATTGCCTGTGTGCCTGGGTGTGGTCTTGACCCAGAATTCATGCAATTCACCAGGTACTGCTGCTAATTCTTTTTGAATTCGCTGCAGGCTCTGGGTCATTGTGTTTTTGGTTTGTTTGATCGTCATTGTCCGCGAACCCTTTGCATCATCTCTTGCAGAGTATTTATTGGCAATTGGGGAGCGGGTGGTGCCACGCCAGCTTGTTTGGCTGTTTCACGCTCACGTTGATAACGATCATACGCAAGAACCACGTCCATTACCACAAAGTCAAGTGTATCAGCAGTACTGAGCACTTGACTAGGTAGCAAATGATAGCGAGTGGCCAGGTTGTCTAGAATAAGACAACGCCTCAGATCAGGGCTATCTGGATCCAGCTGGGCGTTGATTACTTTCCCAGGGTGTCAACCACACTGGTGATCACACGCATGAGAATCTTGGTTGGCAAACTGGTGTCCTGTGTCAGAATAGGTTTTCCTGACTCATCCAGGATGAGATCACGCACTGCTTCAATCACACTGGTGGTGTTGCTTTGGTCAATTGCTGCCAATTTCAAGAACACATCCATGGGCTGACGATCCCAGGTCCAGAATTCCAGGGGCGAACCATGTTCTGCCACAATGTCTGCGTCATCAATTGAAATCATGGTCAATTGTGGTTTTTTTGCTAGGTCTGACAACTTCATATCTTTTGTTCCTTATTTTCTATTGATCAAATGGTTTAATACCGCCAGCACAAATGCCAAGCGGCCTTGTGCTTTGTGCAGATCATTCTGACTGCACTTGATTTCGTTGGTTGATTTAGCTATTTCAGCCAAGATACTGCTCAGCAGCTCTTGATCTGACTTGTTTTGTAAAATATCCATAAATCGTTTGTTTTTTGAGCTAGAAAGGGGGATTGCTCCCCCGTTCTATCATGCTACCGTGTAATCGCCAGTGACGGAGATTGTGATAGGGCTGACCCAAACAGGGCTATCAGCACTCACAGTAGGAGCCAGGCCAGTAACGTAGCCTGAACCAGTGATACTGGGACCTGCATCGCCTGCTGAGGTGTCACCCATGTACAGGGTAAAGTTCACCAGGGTCTTGTTCTTGCTCATTCCAAACACACCCAGGTTAGCAGCGCTGCCAGCGGTAGCAGTAGCATTGCCAAAGAATGTGTCTTTGTCTAGCACAAGATTCATGCTCAAGCTGTTGGTTGCTGTGGTAGCGACCTGAAGCTTGGAACCAGAATCCAATTGTGTCCACGAGAATGTCTCGTTTGAGTTGTTGACAGTAACGTCTTGCAAAGCTGGCAGAGCCAGGTTTCCTGCAACTGTTGATGCCACTAGTGTCAGCGTTGATTGTACGTTTGCAACGCCAGGTGCTGGGTAAATATATGCCATAGCATTTTTCCTTTAATTTATTTTCATTTCCGTAAAACGGAATTCAAACTGAGTCACAAGTGCATCAGCTTGAAAACTGGTTGAGATATCACATTCACGACTGGTTACACCAGTAATGCTTGTGGTATTCTTTACAGCTCTTGTGCCAGTGACCACGTGATCGTAGTTTGAAGGCTTGAGTTTTGCATCTACTTGTACAAATACCTGAATCACAGTTTCTTTCTTGGCGAATATTCCTGCGTCCATGGTATTGAACAGTGTGGTCTCTTGAGATTCAGGCTCAGACACATAGAACACTTTGTAATTTTTTTCATACAAAGGTTGACCACTTGCAGTCCAGGGCAATTCGCTGCTGACAGTGAATGTGCCTAGGTTCAGGGCTGCAATGCCGTCAATGATGGCTTGTCTCATCGTCGTCGCACCAGGTTTGAAACAAACGGGTAAATCTCTGTGTCTGTGATGGTTCCATTTTGGCTGAAATCATACCAGTCACCTGCAACAACCAGTTCGTCAAATAAAGCGCGAAACTTCTGATCGTAGAAGCCCAGTTTTTGTTTTTCCGCTGAGTCTGGATTTCCAAAGTCTGCTACTCGTGCCAGCAGATATTCACTAAGTGTGTGATACACACATAAGTCTGTGAAATCACCCTGGCGTGCCAGAATCAGAAACGGATCAAGAGGCGGAACTGAGATACTTTGTCCTACTACCACATTCGCAGTGCTTGAACTTTGGCGAATGTAATAGCTCTTCCACCAGTCTGAACTGCGAAGCAGATTCAGAATCCTGGTAGTAGAGCGTATAAGACTTTCTTCTACAACGTCTGAGGTCAAGCCTTCATTGGCACTGAACAAGCGACTGTCCTTTGCAACAACATCATCATAGTCTGCAAAACTATAAAATGTACTGCCTTGTGCGATGAAAGCCATCTCTACTCTCCCGTTTAGACCAAAGAACTGTCAAACTTCAAGTGCTTGCCGTAGCCGTCATACAACTCGCCCACACCGTAGTATGCGCTGGCAATCACGTCGTCGCCCAGGTAGCTGGCACGGCGTTGTGTTTCAATGTTGATGTCACCAATCATGGCCAAGCCCAGTGCGTCGCGGTGGAACACAGCACCTGGGAAATCACCTGGGTTGGTGTCAGCAGCGATGTTGCTGGTTTCAAAGATGTCAATGCCAGCCAAACGGCCAACAAAACCGTCACGCATGGCTGAGTTAGCAACTTCTGAATACGCACCCATGGTGAATGCACCAGTAGCGCCACCTGTGGTCAATGCAGCCTTCAGGTCATATGCCACTTGTGGGTGCAACACAGCAACCATTCCGTCAGTAGGAACGCCAGCGGCACGCAGGTTTGCCACAGCTTGGAAAATGCTTGCTGGAGTGATCTGACCAGTGTAGTCACCAAAGCCAGTGCTCAAGCCACCAAACAATGCAGTCAGGTCAGAATCCATTTTGCGAGCAATAGCTTCACCAAACAACTTGCCCAGGTCACCAACCACATTGCTTGCTGCGCTGGTACGAGCCAGGTCAGTCAACAGTGTACGGATAGCAACTGTGCTCACTGTGAGAACAGCACTGCTTGTGCTCACAGCGGTGTTGGAGACTTCATCACCTTCAGTCACAGCGGCTGCTGTTTGTGTTGGGTAAATTGGTACAGTAACAGTTTTACCTTGACCAGCGTCCAGGTTGTAGTTTTTAACGAGGCCGCGCATGATAGAGCGCTCGCTTGCAACGAACATTGCTTCAGCAACGATGCTAGGCAGCAAGTCGTTTAGGGATGTAGTAGTAGAACCAGCCATTAGATATTCTCCTTGATTAGGCTAAACCGTTGGCTTTGCGATATTCCGCATAGACCTTACGGTGTTCTGGATTTTTCATATCCAGTTTTGAAATGTCCACCTTGTGAGGTGATCCTTGCGCAACATTTGAACGAGTATTTGTGGTTGCTGGGGTAGCTGCAACAAAATGTGGATTTTGGGTCAAGAAGTCTTGAACAAGATCTTCTACTCCCCAAGCACGTCCAGCATCGTTGTAACGAACTGATCCCGCAGTGTCTACTACTTCAACATCGCCTTCAGAATTGAGTCTGACTTGGCTTTTTAGCAAGCTTTTGACTTGTTCTGGATTTACAGAACGCAAACGGCTTGCAGTGTTCAAGAGTGGTACATCTACTTTGTATTCTTGTATCACGCGGTCCCGCTTTTGAATCTCAGCGTCTTTGAGGCTCATCTTTTCCTGCAGAATCTTTTCAAATTCTCCACGTTTGACGGCTTCTTCTTGTTGTTTTTGTTCCCAAGCTGACTTGATAGTGCGAAGTTCCTCAATGTCACCAAGTTCTTCATAAGGCTTTGCAACCTTTTTCTGAACTGAGGCTTTCATTTTGGCCATTGCGTTGTCAAATTCTTCTTGCGAATAAACACGCTGAGTGTTCCCTGCGGCTTCCTGACTTGTTTGTGTGGCTGGAGCGTCAGTTGCCCCTGTTGCTGCCAATGATTCAGAGCTCATTGTAATCTCTTCCCCTTTGAGTTGTTGATGAACCAGCATCAGGGTGACACTGGTTCGTGGTAATGTTATTTAGCATTTGCAATACTGTGTACACGAAATTGGTGTTCAGCGTTTGGGTGGTTTGGGTTTCTTTTTGTAAGCCATGAGTGATCTCCTTAAACTTCTTGCCAACCTGATGCCCGCAGAGCCAGGTGCACCAGTTGTGATTTTACTTGTGTCCTGGCGCCTGATTCAGGATGCTGCATCCAGTGTTCAGGCACTGTGCCGTAGCCTTCTGTTGCACTGGCAATCACGCTAGATTGCACAGCAGCAGGGTCCCCGCTTTCTGCGGGCATGTACGCACCAATTGCACTCATGATTTCTTCTGGCTCTTCGCCCAGAGCTTCCATCAGCTTGTAGTCAATCACAGCAGTGACTGCAGGGCTTGTGGCTGCACCTCGTGCTGTGGCCAACTGTTCAAATTCACGACTGGTGTCACGAATGTTAAAGCTGCCTGGGTAATCAACACTGCCTGTCCAGGTGGTACCTTCGTAATCACAGTACAAGTTCCACAACTGTTCTTCAGCCAGTTCCAGATTGTCTGCTTTTTCGCTGAGTTTGGCATTCAGCAGCTGAAATTCAGTTTCCATTGCAATACCACTCAGAGTGCTGACTTCAGTGGCTCTGACACTGCCTGTATTGGCCATTCTATCAATCATTTGCACACGATTCTGAATGCTTTTGTAGATCATGTCAATGGGCGTGGCATCTGCGTTGAGCATGAAAGGTTTGAGTCCAGGGTCCAGGTTTTCAGGCATCTGAATCATGGCACCAGCACCAGCACCAACCTGTGTGTCAGGTGTAATGCAAAGACTTGGGTGCCCTTCCAATCGCACACTTTGCTCTACTTCACTGAGTTCATTGTAGATAGCACGTTGTTGATCAGCAATGTCCGTGATGTCACTGATACCCAGAGCACGAACTTGACTGCGCTGATTGTATACCAGCACAACAGGAATCTTGCCCAGTTGATTGGGTTCTTCCAGCACAAGTTCAGCTTCTTTTTTGTTGTCTGAGCTTTCCCAGGTGCGAATCACTTCAGGAGTCCATTCACGAATCACAGTCACACTGTTGTTGACATCTTCAATGTATTTGAAATACACCAAGTCATAACGTCCATTGGGTCGTCGTGCCCAGGTCCAGTCTGTTACCACAAGAGGTGTCAAGAGATTCACGTACGGACGCACGCCTTGTGCAATCTGATCAGCCAGGGTTTGTGCAGCAATTGACGGTTTGGTCATGAGTACCCAGGCGTGTCCAAACACACTGGTCCAGATGCTGACTTCTTTCATAAAAGCTGTAAAACTGCGTCCATCAAGGTCAGCGTCCTTAAGGAACTCTGCTAGAACAGGGCTGGTTTCCAAGGCACCAAAATTTCGTTGTGGCTGGTCACGAAACAAGAAACTGATGTACACACTGATCACGCTGCGACAGTGATTGTCTAGCGGGGTGCTGCGCAGTCTAGCTTGATAATCAGCTTCAGTTTCCAGGGTGTATTTGACCAAGTGTCCAGAGCTGCGATATTCTTCTCCACCAAGATAACTGTCTAGCAAGAATTTCCAACGGTCTTTGTGTGCGTCAAATTCTGAATTTCTGGTGCCAATGTACGCATAAGCGTCTGTGAGTGTTTGATTTGCCATATTTGTCTTTCTTTTTGCCCTTGGGGTATTTAGCTGATCTTGTGACCCCAGACTCTGGGAACATAAGGTGCTGCGTCTTTTCGCACAGGCAAGATGTATTCAACACCATAACCCACTGCGTCATTCATGTGATCTAGTCCTGAATCTTTGTCTGGAATCTGTGTTCCTGTTTTGTAAGTTTGTCCTTCAAGCCCTTTGATCACGTTTGAGCATTTGGGATCAATAACCAGCTTGCGTTCTCCTGTGCTGCTGCACAATGCACTATTTACAGCATTTATACGGTCTCTTATGGCAGGATGACTGCGATGATATTTCACATCAAAGCCTGCATTTTGCAAGATACTGATGTCAGTTCTGCCACCCGCTGAGGTCTTGCGTTGTGCGCCAGCAGGGTCAGGATACGCTGTGATTCGTTGTGTGGGGTAACGATTGCGCATTTCTTGTACCAATTCGTCTGTGTTTGAACTGTACATCACTATTTCATCAATGATGTGTATGCCTGACGTGGTTCGCACTGCCACTGCACCTGACACAGGACTCACGTTGAAGTCACAAAACAGCATGATTTCTTTGGGTACAGGGTCAGTGTACGGCACCAGATTGGCATCACTGTAGCTGTAGTAGATTCTGCCTGCAAATTCTTCAAAACTGGCTTCGTATTCTTGACGAAATGTTCTAGCATCTAGATCTTTACGAGCCTGTGCTATTTCCAGTTCAGGAATACGCCCACCACTAAGAGTAGTAAACTGATAACTGCTCCAGTTGTCTGGATCTTGAGCCCGCTGCTGAAACATCTTGTAGGCCCAGTTGCTTTTGCCCACAGGAGTACTAATGAACAGTGCAGAACCTGATCTATCACTTAGAGTAGGGCGCAGAACTTCAGTCCAGGCCTTTTCTGGTATCCAGGCAAACTCGTCTAGACACACAAAGTCCAAGCCCACACCACGCAGGCTGTCAGGATTGTCTGCACCACGAAGACTGATCTTTGAGCCATTGATCAGTTCAATAGTGAGATCACTTTCATTTATCTTTTTTACCCAGTTGAGATCCTGTAGCTTGTGTTTGAGTGGATCCCACACAATCTGCTTGGCCATTCTATAGGTAGGTGCCACGTAAAAGCAACGCTGATCAGGTAGTCTAGCAGCTTTGGCCAATTCTCTAATGCTGATCCAGGTCTTGCCCCAACGACGACCTGCGATCACAACTCTGAATCGTCTAGAGTCTGCTGTGATCAGTTTCTGTCCAGGATTAAGAGCCATTGTGTGGGTTCCCGTAACGCATGGTCAGATACTTTTTGGCTACTTCACTGCCCCCTACACCGCCTAGGTATGCCAGCAGCATCTCCCAGCTCATGCTGTTGGCTGTGATCAGCATGATTATGGTGGCCACAGTGTACGCAATTTGGGTCCACATTTTGCTGGTACTAAAGCGGCCTTGGGGGTCCAGAAACAACTTATTCATCATCAAGCCAAGGCAGTGCTGTTTTTTCAACCAAGGCGCCTGGATTGTCACTTTGACCCAGTAAATTCTTGCCTAGAAAGATCAGCATGGTGGGGTTGCCTGACATGGCCACTTCAATTTGTTTGCGTCTAAGGCTTTGAACCAGCGTATTACGGCCTTTTATGAGTTCTACGTTGAAGTTGTATCTCAGAGTGTTGCCATCAATACCAAACCATTCTGCTATTTCAATGTCTTTCATGCCTATTGAGGCCAGTTTTTGCACATCATGACTGAGAATGGGTTTTTTGTCACGGCCGCAGACTTTGCCTGGTCCTGTCACAGTGATTGAGCTGATTTCTTTGGGTTTGGGTCCAGTCTTTTTGCGCTGTTTGGGCGCAGGGGTGTGATCTTGTGGCTGATCAGTGCCTGCCTCGTTGTTCATAAGGGTGAGTTATCCTTTTACCGTTCTCCAGGAACGTGGATTATTTAGCTAACTCTGCAGGTGACGGCACAGTTTGGTTGCAGTCAAGGCGAAGCCACTGATGGCGTGTCAGTGGCTTCTACAGTCCTAAGGTTTAAGTTTCTGTTGCAGTTATTTAGCTGTTTGTGTTCAGAATCCCTGGACCAGTCTGGAGATCATTTGGTATTTTAGCCATGCATCTTGCACCGCAGGTGACCGTACAGCATGTTCATGCGCTTGAACAATGGCCTGTATTGCCAGCCAGTCACTTTCAGGAATATGCACTGCTACACAGGTTCTGTCTATCACAGTGCTGGCTTTCATGGTCTGGAGCTGACTTGTGTGCCACGTGGGTACCACCTCAGGGTATTCTCTGATCACATGATCACTGGGCATGCAGTACGCATGATTCAGCAGGCTCATGACAGGTCAGTGTCAGGCACAATGTCTGACTCTGGGTCTGGCTCATGATCTAGGTCTGTCAGCAGTTCCAGGCTTTCAGCCAGGTCAGAACTCACAGAATCCATGGCATCAAAAAAGGCCAAAGCACCGCTTTCTGAGTCAGGTGCGTGACCTTTTTTGCGGCACCAAGCCAGATAAATGCTTTCTTTTTGTTCCTCAGGCAAGAACTTGTACTGACTCCAGCTGGGCATGTGGCCTTTTTTCAACACAGGAGTGCTGTTTTCATAGACCCTGGGCGGTTTTGGGATCTTTTTGTAGTGCTCTGGATCAGTTTCACAGCGGCGCAAAATCAACCCACGGTCAGCTTTGTGTGCTGCTGCGGCTTGTCCTGAACTGGCAAAAGTGCCCAGGGGGGTTTGAATACTGTAAAAAATCTTGGGCATGTTTATTCCTTGGGTGCAGTGTGTTCAGCTTGTACTGCTAGCCAAAACATCAGTTCGTTGTGCAGTTCTGTCAAGCGAATGTCTTGTGCTTGAATTAGACTGTGATAGTGCTCAATGTTGGCCTGTACTGAAGCAGCGCTTTGTGGGGGCAAATGTGGTCTAGTTGATGTCATTGTGGTTCCTTTGTGTTTTATTGTAGCACGGGTTGAATCAGCAGTCACTAATTTTGAGCGCTTGAGGTGCTTTTTGGACTGTTTGCGGGGTACTACACCAGAAACAACCTGTCAAAGTTTTTACCGTTTTGAATTCTGAGATTTTTTGATGTTTTGACCTAGTCTAGCGGTGCCTAGCGGCCAGGTTCTTCTGGAGTTTCTCACGAGATTTTGTGTGTTTTTGGTGCAAAATCACTGCGGTGGCAGATCTTGCCACGATCAGTGGTCAGTATACACCTCTGTCGTGCTTGAGGCTCAAAATTTCACGGTTTCTTCTTTCTACGGGCCTGTGCTCGTTTTCGCGCACGAACTTTTCGTTCTTCTGGTGTTTTGAAAGTGGGGTGCAAGAGATTGTTCTGCTGCGCCACATAGGCTTGATAGTTGCGCAAAATTGCTGTGAGCTGAATATCTAATATTTTGTTGCGAGCAATGTTGTTTTCAATCTTGCCCAGAAATGTGTTGCAAAAACGATGTATGGCCTGTCGTATCTGCCCATCACTGTGTCTATGGTCCAGCACAGCATCTGCCAAGGCCAGTGGTTGTTCACAAAGAGCGCATGTGCCCTTTTGCTCCAGCACACACCAGGCTCTGTGAGCTGCTATTTCTGAATACTTGAGTCTTTGAGGTGTTACCATGGTGCGCTCCAGATCAACCACAGTGCTTTGACGGCTGTGCCTGTGATCAGCACTAGCCCTAGGCCACGGCCCAGCTTGTAGGACCAGCTGTGCGGCCAGTGTTTGTTAGTGGTTCTTTTCATTTTGTTTCCTTTAGTACGTCTGGGTATTTTAGCAAGAGCCAAACAAAATCTCTCTGCGGTATCCACCAGGTGATTGTGTCCTGGGCCGTGTCCCAATGATTGGGATATTCTGACAGTGCCATCCAGGAGCCTATGGTCATTTGGTTGATGTCCCGTCTGCTTTTTGTCAACTGCCAGTCAGTGCCGCTGTGGTCAACGATTTGGGATAGTGATTTCATTGATGCTGTTGATCACTTCCCTGATACTCATGATCAAGCGCCAGGTCTTGCCTTTGTTTTTGGTTTGATCCATACAGCGTGGGTGATCTTTTTCACCAGCTTCAAAAGCTTCACGTGCTGCCCAAAGTGCTTCGCGGTGAAAAGCCTTGAAGTTTTTCACAGTTTCACGCTCCAGCATTTCCATGGCTTCTAGTGTTTCAGCCCAAAAGCTGTTGTTGACTTCTGCTTGGTGCAAAAAGCCTCGCCAGATCTGCTGATTATCAATTGCAATGGCTGTGCCAGTTGATTGAATAATGCCATTCAACAAATCTGTGATGGCTTCGCAATTTTTAACTCCGTTTACTAGTGACATTTTGGTTCCTTGGTTTATAAAACTATCAATCCAGTGCAGCCCAGCCTGCACCTGTGTAAATTTCTTGCACTGCTGAGAAATACTTTTCAAACTCTGGTGCTATGTTTTCCAACAAATAACGCTGCCCATGTGATCTGCACTCACGTGGATCAATTGTGCCAATCATGGCACAAGCATCACGAAACTCACGCAAGGTATGACACTGAAACCCAGTAACGCCTGGGAGATTGACTTCAGCAAATGCACCAAAAAACGGGGTAATAATGGGTGTTCCTGACAGCAGTGCTTCTACTTGCACACCACCAAATGGTTCGTTGTAGGTGCTGGCTATGATCAAGCCTGCGGCCTGGCTCATGAGACGTCGTCTGAGGTCACGATTGGCATAGCCCACGAATTCCACATGATCAGGCAAGGTCTGATATCCTAAACTGGCCAAGCTACCTTGTCCTGCAATCACTAGTCTGCGGCCAGCAGCAGCGGTGGCTTTTATGGCAGTGCTGATGCCTTTGATTTCTGTAATACGGCCCAGGTACAAAATGTAGTCCTGTTTTTGCTCTTGGTAATCAAAATCATCTGCATCAAAGTAATTGGGAATCACCCAGCTGTACCAGCGTTGTGGTGTCCACAAGCCTTCTACTGCATTACGAACTGCGTGGCTTTCATAGATTCTGAAATCAGCAAAACTGCCTGTCACGTGACCAATTCCAGTTTCAACTGGGATCACACCCAAGGGCTGCACTGCACGAGCAACTGGCTCATGTGCAATACCAAAAGGGCAGCACAAGATGTCCCCGCGGCGTGCTCGTGCTTGAATCTCAGGAATCATGCGCTGATTGAATGTTGTAAAGGCCAGATCACTAGTATTGTGCTTGAAGTTGCTGCCGCGCCAGTCATAATCACCGTAGGCTTGTTGTAGCACTGCATCGTCTGTGACTTCAACAAATTCATCACAAATGACTTCACTATCACGGTGTCCATA